AACAGGCCGCTGACAACGGAGAGGATGGCAAGGATCACCGCGTCCCGCCGGTCACGTTCCAGTCCTTGGCCGCGATCAGACCGATGGCGACCAGCGCGCCCTGGAGGTCTTCCCAGTTGATCGACTTCGTCTGCCAAGCGTTCCACAGGACGGTGAGCAGCGCGAGAACGCCGGGGATTGTGGTCATCCAGTTAGTCAACATTTCGGCACTCCGTATAGTTGGGCCTTACCTGTTTGCATACCACCTTCTGACGTAGCCGACCAGAGTTCTCGAACCCCGCACCCTCGACCGAGCAGCCCGTGAGCAGCGCCGCGCCCCAGAGCAGCAGCGAGAACATCGTGGACCAGATCAGAAAGCGCAGGGTCTCTTGGATCATGTCTCAATCTGCACATGCGGTCCATCGACAATCGACTTCCAGTAGAGCCCGTAGGTGATCTGGTTCGTCAGCCCGAGCGCCTTGGCCGCCGGCTTGAATGCCTTCTCGACGATGGTCTTGTAGTCCTTCAGATCCCACGAGACCTTACCGCCCGGCATGGCGACGAAGTCGATGGCCTTGCCGCGGAGATGGTAGCTGTTCATCGTGCGGCTTTTGCCGGTCTTGACGAGGTAACGCTGCCGCTCCTTCGTCCTCAATCCCTCGGTGATCTCGAACGGGATCGGTGAGATTTCACGGGCCTTCTTGGCCAGCGCGATCAGGTTGGCGTCTACGCCGCGCAGGCGGCTGATGGAGGTTGCGTTGAGCTTTGTCATCGGGCCATCGCATTCTGGTTCTGAGGTTGCGTTGTTACAGCGCCAGCTATCGACGCGGGGAGAGCCGACGGTTTACGGGCCTTTTTGGCCAAAGATTCGTTTATCAAGCGCCCAAGAAGCTCTCGATCTTTTACTAACAGGTTAGCCATCTCCACTTGCATACGTTGCGTGGCGGCGCTGGAAATCCTGTCAATCATGGATTTAGTGAACGTGACAGTCTTAGATAGAAAGCCGGGTATCTGCGCCGCCGAAATGCCTTCCTGCGCGGCCAGATCCGCAACCGATCCCGTAGGCCGCACATTAGACAGCCCGGATACTTTTTCGAGACGATCCATTTCTTGAAGAAGGACGTTTATATCCGTCAGTTGTTCGGGCGTAAACTTATCAATTTGCGTAGCCACTTCCTGTTTGGGAACCGGCGCAGCTTTTTCGGCCTTCTGAAGTATTGACTGGGCGTTGGCCAAACCTCGGATGTCATTGATAGCTTCATCTCCAATGGCGATCCGTAAAGGCTTAGCGTGCTTGTCAAGAAACTTTATGGCTTTGTCTGGCGCATCCGCGCGAATAAAACCTAAAGCACGGTCTGTCACCTGCTTACGCAACGCCTCTTTGGCGTTAGGACCAACCCGGCTAAGGACAAAATCCATTTCGGGGGCGTTTTTCAACGCCGCATCTACGACAGATACTGCATCCGTTTTTCCTACTTTGCGGGCGCGCGCAGCCAACTCCGTTAGCCCATCGTTTATGCGTATAGCTTCATCACGCAACGGCTGAAGCGTCGTTCGCAAATCTACGCCAAGAGCATCCAACGCAGGATTTTGTAGAAAAGCGTCTATCTTTTCCGGGCGGATGAACCCGGTGGACGGATCTAGCGCGGTTTCTCTGACGCGGCCTATGATGCTGGAGTTGAGCGCGCTCTGTGCAGTAGGATCACCTCGAAAGGTGTTTACAAACTGCTCTGCGTTTGTTTCGTTTTTGAGGATAGCGTCTACAATATCATCGGGCAACAATTTAGTAACGCCCCGCGAGGTTTGTTGAAGCATGTCCGCCGTAATCCCAGCCTTAAACCGGGGCGCGTACTCTGTGCGGTAGAGTTCATTTGCACGGCGATAAGCCGCTTTTACATTGTCTGGTATAGCGCCGGTCTGCTCGACCGCAGCATTTAACCGGCGAGACATTTCTTTAAGCGCAGCGTAGCGCGTAGCGGCGCCAGCATCAGTGGCTTGCGCCGCTTGCGCCAGATCTGCATTTATGCCGCGTCGAATAGCATCTATCTGTTTAAGACTGGCCGTGGTTGGGCCGGGTGGCCCCGGCTCTCCATAGTATCCTGCACCTTCACCAAGAGAGACCCATTCACCCTGTGATGGTGGACGACGTAGAGATGCCAATTCGCGCGCCAATGCGCCCGGCGCGGTCTCCGGCTGAAAAGCTGTCAAAGGACGCCCTAAAACCTGCTCAGACAACGCCACGACAGGCGTAATATCTATCTGTCGACGGCCCGCAGCGCGGATAGGTTGTTCATATGCAGGTTCAATTTGCCGTTCTCTGGCGGTTCGCTTAAGCTGCGCCGCAGTCTGCTGTATGACTTCACCCTGCACTCTCTGGCTAACCGCCGGCAATTGCTCGCCAAGCGCTTGTCCTCGTTGAGTCAGACCCCGCTGTTCAGCGGCAAGCTGACGCATGAGATCATCACGGACGGTGCGGAGCTGGGCCATTTCAGCGGGAGACATGGTGTCTGCACGACGCGCGATGTCGTCTTCAATACGACGTATCTGCTGTTGAATTGCTGAAAATCTCTGCTCCTGAAGACCAAATACTTCACGACCGTAAGGCCGCGTAACATTCATCAGAGACGATTCCATGCCCGCAACGGCAGGCTCGGAAAGACCTGCGGCAACCGCCGCCTGAGATGCAGTCGCGACGGGAGCGCCGGGCGTAACGGGAACAGGCCGCGCCATAGCGTTTGCGAACGCTTGTGGTTCGGTAAGCTGGCCCATTACGTTTTGAACCGCCGCGCGCTGCGGTTCAAGCACAGGCGCAGAAAGGCGACGCGCGCCGCCCAACAATTTTGCGCCGCCGAGCGCAAACGGTGTGATGCCGAGAATTGTAGAGACCGGGCGCTCTCTGAAAGTTTCATACGGATGCTGAAGGAACTCGCCTATGCCCGCGACTGCGCCTTTAGCCGTTTCAAGGGGGCTCATAACAGCGCGATTGATTGTGCGGCTAAGCTCTTCAGGTGTAAGGCTTTGTCCCAACGCCATAACGTCTGGCTCTATTTTGCCGAGTATGACATCGGCTTCAGACGCTATCGTCTCCAAGGCGCTTGGCTCTTGAGGCGCAAGTCCAAGATGCTCGAATATTTTTGCGTCGGAAACGCCCTTGGACCGCGCCTGCTCCACAAGCGGGTGGTCCATAAGAAATTTTCTTATGGCCTCATCCGATACGCCTTTTTTGCGTGCGGTTTCGATCTTTCCGTAAATTTCGTCGGTCATTTTTTCCGCCCGAAAAGATCAGTAAGAATAGCAGTTTCGTCAATCTGCGCAGGCTTACGTTCGCCAACAATAGGTTGCTCGCGGAGCTGCGAAAGATCCATAGGCGTGTAGCTGTATCCGGCTTGTTTAGCTTTGATGCGCAGAACTTCGTCCCAAGCTGCAAGACGTTGGTTAGGTTGAACGCTAGGGTCGTTTATTTGTGCCTGCGCTTCCTTAAGAAGACGGACATCGGCGTCCGAAACCTGCCCGCCTAATTTATTATTGGCTGCGGCCAACACCATATTATCAATGATTGTATTTAGCCGGCCGACGTTTTCCATCTGCGGAGTGGCTTTTCCGGTAAACGCTCCGGTCTTTTGCTGCGCATAAGCCCTAAAGGCGCTGGACGGCGTATCTTTAATAAGATCTGCTACCCGGTTTGTTCCTTTATCAAGATCAACGCCGGCAATGTCGAGAACCGAACGTGCCGAACGTCTAATCTCATATTCTGGTGTGCCAATCGGAGGCATAGGTGCAGCCGTAGGCTTAATCCTGCCCGGCGCTGGCGGCTCTTCGGCCGCGGGGGCTGTTGGCGTCATTGACGTCAGAGGCTGTCCCGCAAATGCGTTTTGCGGCTGTGCAGACGGAGTCAGCATAGCGTTGGCGTCTAACGGCATAGCCCCCGGCTGGCGCGGCGCTTCAAGATAAAACGAATTAGTGGCTCGGTCATATCTTTGATTATAGCCCGGCGCGTAAGAGGGCGTCTGCGGCTGCGCAAATTCTAGCTGTGTCTGTTGACGGATGATATCTTCGGCTACCCGCCGACGCATGTCAGCAGTCTGCATAGCCGTCGAAACGAATTTTTCGTTCGGCGCCTTGTCGGGGTCAAATCTAGCTGCAAAATCTGGGGCTATCTGTTTTATGCCCGCATAAATACTCGGCCATGTGTCCGGCGTAGATGGATCAAATTGAGATAAGATATCCTGCGCGGCGGCAGTTCTCTTAATCCCCGTATCAAGTGTCGCCGCATCGGCCTTGGCTAACGCCTCACGCGCATATCTTTCTTCTTTAGTTATTTCGAGGCCAAGTTTTTCTTTTTCTAATTCCGCGCGAGGCTTTTTTATTTCCTGAAACTCACGCTCGTCTAACTGAGTCCTTGCGCCGGATGCTCGCGCAGACGCCATGCCAGATGTATAGCTGGCATACGGCGATATGAACTGGCGGAAGTATTCCGGGTCGACGCGGGCAATATCAAGAAGCCCTTGTTGCGTAAGGGGGTTAAATCCCGGTCTTGCAAACAGCCCGGCTCTGGCCTGCTCTGCTTGTATCTTCCTCTGATACTCGGCAAGCTGCGCCTGCGCCAGCGCGTTCTGCTGCTCGCGATAGTCCATCTGCTGCATCTGGGCGAGCATGTTCATCGGGCTGTAGGACTGCTGCGGCTGTGCGAGGCCGGCGGCGATGTCGTAGCGAACTGGCATTGGTCAGACCTCAGAAGAATGTCGGGACCATCTGGCCCCCGAAAGACTGATACCCCATTGCGCCGGTTCCGGCTGTCTGTGGCTGGCCATACCGCCGGTTGTAGACCGCGGCCGCCATCGCGTTCTCACCGATCCCGCCCAGCGCGCCCTGTAAGGCAGACTGGCCACCCATATAGCTGGAGGCGCGGGCCTGACCGGCCTGCTCAATTCCCTGCCCGATCGCCGCTCCGCCAGCCAGCATGGTGTTGGCGATGTTGCGGCCTACATCGACGCCCATCTGGCCCGCCTGTATAGCCGCAGACGATCCGGGGGCTGCGAGCCCCTGCAACGCCTGAAGCTGCAACTGACGCTGCTGAAGAAAGCGGTTATAGGCGTTGCCGTATTCCTGGCTGCCCATCTCCTGCCCGAAGCGGGCGGCTTCTTTCAGCGCGGCGCCGGACTGGAGCCCGGCCCGAGCAGCGGCTGAGCGGTCGATGGCCTGCTGGCCCTGCTGCACGCGGAAGGCATAGCCGGGGTCAGCCTGATAGTCCGCCATGCTGAACGGCTGCGCGTAGGAGCCGTAGCCAGCAGCGGCCTGATTGCCGCCAATGCCGTAAAGCTCCTGCATCCGGTTAGTGGCTGCGACGCCGCCCAGCCGGAACGGCTCCATGCGGGCTACCGCTTCCTGATACATACGCTCCTGTTGCTGCCGCGCCGCGTCAGCTTGCTGAGCCTGGATAATGGCCGACATCATTGCGGCGTTGGATTGTTGCTGCCCGGCTTGCCGCGCCGCATTTGCGCCCATGATGCCGCTGATGGCGCTGCCTGCCGCGCCGGCGCCTGCTGCGAGCGTAAAAGGGTCGATCATTACTGCCTCACTCAGCCGATAACAATGAAAGAGAAATTAGCGTCCTGACCAGTGGCGCTGGTATTCAACGTCTGCGCCTGAAAACTGCCGGTCGCTCTGGATTGCGCCCTGGTCCAGATAGCGCCGCTGTTGCCGTCGAATTGAACGATAGCGGCGTAATTTGCGTTAGGTAACGCGGTAGTGAAGTTGATTGTTACGGTTCCGACCCCGACCCGGCTGACCGACGCCACGTTGCCACCAGCAGTAAGTGTTGCCGTAGAACCGTTATTAGCTACTAGCCCCCATGCGCGAACGCCGAATATAGGCGCAGACCCCGTCTGTGCGCCGTCAAGTTTGGGCGCGGTAACAGATGCAGCGGTAAGATAGCTTCCGTTCATGTTGTTGTCTTTCAACAACACGCCGTCAATTGTCACGCCTGCCGCAGAAGTCAGTTCAGAGATAGTGTCTGTTTTGACCGACACGGACGCAGCGATGTCGCCCAGCACATCCAGCTCGACGCCTGCGGACGGCGTCTTGCCAATACCGACAAGGCCGGTATCCGTAATGCGAAGCCGCTCCACGCTGTCGGTCGTGAACGTAAGCGTTCGAGCGCCGTCGGCGGCGATGTCTGTGGTTGACGCGCCGGGCGTGATTTTGGCGTAAAGCGTTCCGGCCGCAGCCGTGAACGCCAGATTGCCGCCGGAAATATCCACCAGCTCGGACGGCGATACAGTCCCGACGCCAAGCCGCCCGGTGTTGTCGATAACCGTTGCAGTCGTGTCCGGGTCGGCGCTGTCCTGCACCCGGAGCGCATAGCCGGTGCCGGTCTGGGTGATCTTGAGCGCCGGACTGGACGAGTTGGTGTCGATTGTGACGTTGCCGGACAGCGCCGGAGAGACGCCCGAGGTCGGGGCCGAAATATAGTCGACCGTCCAGATCTCAACGTCGTTGGCGTCGGTCAGCTTGAACTTGTAAATAGCGCCGCCGAGCCAGACGTTGGCCTCACCGCGGCTGTCCAGAATGACGGGATTGGTGTTGGACGTGCCGCCTGTATTGTCCGTGAAGGTAGCCTGCGGCGTCGTCGTGCCGGCCGTGTAGGTGTAGAGCTTTCCGCCGACCAACGGCGTGCCGTCGGCCTTCAGAAACTGCATCTTGGCGGTAGGAGTGAGAACAGCCATTATTCACCTATGTTGCACGACACGGTCAGGATGACCGAGGGGATGGCCGGAGCCGGAGCCACCGCCGAATTGGCGTGTATTTCTACCGTAGTGCTGTCAGTCGACCACATCAGCTCAAAATAGTCGCCCGTATTCATTCGTAGCACAAAATTCCATGCAGCAACATAGGCTTCGCCAGCGCCCTTCATAGTGATCCGCGTGGCCGAATTAGGGACGTCTGTCCCGTTAATTCTCGCCCATATCTGGATCAGCTTGGAAGATGCGTTCGTGCTTTCGAACTGGATGGAAAACTGAAAGTTGTAGGCCCCCGGCCTGTCTACATATATGCGGGATGTTGGCGTGCCGCGGTAAACGCCGCCAGACAGATCGGTAGTGTCGAACGTAACAGCATAGGCTGTATTTATGGCCGCCGCGTTCTGGGTTGTTGTGTCGTAGAACGTGCCGTAGCGCAGAGACCCCGCGCCAAGGATGGCGAACAGATTATAGAAGAACCGATACCACTCGCGAGTGATCACCTCCGTCGGGGTGAGCGGAACGCGCGCAGCCGGGATCTGGGTTACGTTCTCAGGCATTGGTCGGGCTCAGAATGAGTTCAGCGCCCATAATCGCGATCTTGACCGGGTCGGTTCCGGAGATTTCGTAAACGCGGTCGCGCAGTTTGAGCGTCATGCCGAGCCGCCGCCAGATAACGCGCTTCCCATATTGACCAATCTGACCCATCGACTTCCAATGTTCGTTCGACCATGTATGGCCGCCGTCGTCCGACCAGCGCAGCATGACCTGCGGATCGCTGCCCTGCCCGGTCACAAGCCCGACGCCTGATTCGCAGTCGAGCTGGAGGCTGTGTTGAGTTGTGCGTTTCAGGTCGTTCTGCCCGGTTGGGAGCGCCCGCCACGACCGAAGCCATTTCTGGATCGTGTCGGCTTCCGTATAGACCGTCATGTCGTAGGCATAAAGAACGCCCGCCACGTAATCGCCGATGACGATCTCATCGGCAAAGTTCATCTGACATTGGCCGCGGTGGCGGGTGAACTGATTGTTCTCCCATCCGGCGCGTTCATGCCAAACGCCGGTCGAGACGTCATAGACCCACGTCGTATTGGCGGTCGGGAAGTTCAGCACATAGAAAGCGTGACCGTCCTGCTGGTAGGTGTAGGCGACCGCGTCGGCCAGCGTCGTGTATTGCTGGATCTGCCACTCTACCGCGTGCGTCGAAACCCGCTCGCCGGTATAGCCCTTGGATCTATAGACAATCCCATTACCGCGAGCATCCTTGCCGAGCCAAAACAGCGCGTTGTCCAGCTTGGCGACCGAATACGGAGCCTGACAGCCGATTTCGTTGAACGCGCCCTGAATACGGGCGAGCGGGAAGTCGGGCAACCCGGCGTTATACCAGACCTCGACCGAAGTTTGCCCGAACAGCCAGACCTCGCGATGGTCGACGATCAGCGTGACGAGGTCGTCCGGCGAGCCTTCAGCGCTGGCAAAGTCGAGCGGATCGACTGACGTGCCGTCATAGAGCGACGTCACCCAGAACTTCTGGCTATTGGGTTCGTTGAAAACGAAGTAGCCATCCAGAAATCCAACGCCTACGGCACCGGCAAAATCAGGGTCCGTGATCTGCGCAAAGACGTCAGTGTTGGCATTGTAGATGTAGCCATTGGCCCCGGCCGCGATGAATAGTTGCGTGCCGTTGTCGACCATGTTGACCGGACCTGTGCCGGCAACGCCGCCCTTGTCGGTGTAGACCCAGTTGGAATCAATCTGATAAAAGCGTGTGCCAGACACCGCGTAGGCGTAGTCGCCAAAAGTCCACAGCCCGCGCACAGGCCCTGTCGGGAGCTGGACGAGCTGGCGCAGACCCGGCGCGCGCTGAAGGAACGCCGGCTGCTTGCCGCCATCGGCAACAATCTCGGGAAAGAGATTGACCATCCGGCTGTCCGCAGCATTGACGCTGCGGGCGACATATGAGCTTCCCAAAATAGGTGAAAGCATGCTATACCGCCGTTCTCAACTTATCGGAGTTTGCAGATGGAGAGGTGGAGCGGGGTACGCGGTTTTGAGGACGCGTACGAAATAAGTGATGCGGGGCAAATACGCAGTCTGCGAGCGCGGAATCTTTCGCAACGCAGATTTAACGAGATTGACATAAAAGAAATGCGCAGGTTGTCGGCTGAAGGGGTGAGCGCCAGAAAAATGGCGCCTATATTTGGTGTTAGCGCGACCGTCATCAGCAAAATTTTGCGAGGGGCGGCGTATAAAGATTCGACGCGCACACTTAAGCCAGCGCTTAGACGAGACGGATATTATTTTGTAACGCTGTCCGTAAACAACCAGCATTTTCATAGACCCATTCACAGCATGGTCGCCGAAGCCTTTATAGGCCCGCGCCCAAACGGGTATCACGTTAACCACAAAGACGGCAACAAGACTAATAATACGATGGCCAACCTTGAATACGTGACCCCTAGCGGGAATGCTAGGCATTCTATTGCCGTGCTTGAGAACACTCAAAAATTGACGCCCGATAAGGTAAGGCAAATCCGACACAAAGTTAAATCGGGCGCGTCTCGAAAAGAAATCGCCCGTGAATTTAACATCAGCATTCATATGGTGAACGCCGTCTGGCGAAAAGTGTCGTGGGGCTATATTATTGATTAACATCAATAATTACCCGCAAAAATTGAATATCTTTGCCGGGTAGCGATTAGCGAATACGGCATAGACATCACATCATCAGGGTTGTTGATGCGCTTTAGATTGCGCTTGCTATACATGGCGATGCGCTGCACCTGCGCCGACGGCTCGACACCAAATTCCGGTGCAATCTCACAGGCAAGGTTATATCGGAACGCCCGCAGATAGCCGGGCGGAAATGACAGCGTCGTCGCCAGCGTAGCCGGGGCGGTCAATTCTTCGACCGAAATGAAATGCCACTCCAGCGCGCGAAGCGGCACCGGGTAGACATACATTTCGATGTTGGGGAACGACATGTTGATCCAGATCACCTGTGGATAGGTGCTGGTAACAGTCTTGACGGCGATGCCGTCATACTGCTGCTGGTTGATGATCTTGATGCCGTAGGAGACGTTGGTCTGCGGATCGCGGAAGTAGGTCGCGTCGTCTACCAGAACCGGGCGGTTGCCGACAAAATCACCTGTCGGCCCAAGCGTCCGGCTGATCTGTCCCGACGGCCATGTGAACACCTGATCCTGCGTCGAGAAAATCGACAGACGTTCCGTGTTCCAACTGTCCAGCATCTGGTTGAGTGCGAACAGCGCGTCCTGAGACGTTTCCGCTGAAGGCGTTTCTCCTTCCGCGAGGACGCCCAGAAGCCGCAACGCTCCGTTGATCTGCTCGCCCGCTGTCGTCATCAGGTTCAAACCTTTCCCAGCCGTTCTGTTCGTCGTAGTCGGCTTCGAGATCCATAGTAGCAATCTTCACCCCATGCTTGGGGTGACGAAGATAAATTACAGCCATTTTTCACCTATGGTAAGGGCCAGCCGGCCCGTAGGCCGGCTGTGGGGTTAAATTAAGACGCTACGAGCGGAACCGAGAACCAGTCCGTCGTGTCATAAG